GTTGAAGGTTCCCACTATTTTCCTGTCTTATCTCTTTCGAGCTTATTCCGGTCCGAGCGATGCTCAGATGCAGGTTCAATAATGTTCGACAGAGTGCCCTCTTCCCGTATTAATAGGGTCGAGGCTCTGTGTTATATTTTAAGTCAAGTCCATCGGTGTGAAGGTCGGTCTCCTAGGTTACCCTGGGATTCTAACCATGCCACACACGCTGAGGCATAAGGAACAGAGAAACATTACTCTGGTCCTTCCTAACCCTCCTTTCTCCTTGTTCTCCGCTAGCCGGGTCGACTAATCAGTCTTTAAACCGCCTCGACATCACCTAACGTCCCAGTCTCAAATATAACAATTTATGCATCCGCCGAATTCCACGCAACTCCCTCCGTACGCGCTTTCATCGGTTTATTCATAAACCACTGGTTGAATTATTCGTTCAAGCAGGAGGAAGTTAGGAGAGCTTTGCACGTAAGATCGGGCTTTAGTCCCTAAACCGGTTGGCGCGCGGTGCTTTTGGCACCCCGTTGAGCTCCGGTACTCCCTACTCTGCTCCCCCACCTCACAAACGTGCTTCAGGCCCGATGCGTTAGCTTATCGCTAACCTTTTGTGGATCGAAACACTCGCGAGTACATGTTCCACTTCTTCAAGTCACTACCTACCACATCTGAAGCTTTCACTCCAGACGAGATAAACAGAGCCCGAGGAAGCGGTAATGCACCGAGATCTTTCTCCAATTTGGATACTCGATCCCAAAGAAGTTCGATATCAGGGGTTTCACCTGATTCTAATTCTTCCGCCATGGCCCTTAAATCTCTTGCATCACATACTACGTCCAAGAACGCCTCCCGGTACACTGTCTCGTTGAGGGAATCTACGATATGTTGTGAAACATCCGTAGAGACCCCCGCGTGGATAATGGTCCGGTCGGCTCCCCTAGACACAGTACCGTAATGCTCCCGATCTCGATGTACGGTCCCCAATCTCTTCGCCTCGGCGATTAGAGGTTGAAGACGGTCCAGAACTTCAAGAATTGCTTTCTTCTCGTTTTCTAAGAACATCTTAATCAGCGCAGCTACCTTCGCCTCCCCTTGTGCATACCAGTTGCCCCACGATCGTAGAGCTAACCAGTTCTGCAGTCCAGGGTGCGCAGGCATATGCGGAGAGGTAAAGGCTGCGATGTAGTTTCTCATCCGACGGGAAAGGGTAACCAAGCGCGCGTTTGCGCTTCCCTTGGCTCGATAACCATAACCCAAGAAAGACAAATACTTTCCAAGGCTTAGTTTGTATTTCTTAACCAGTTCAAGAAGGTTGGGCAAGTGCGCCCTAGCCGTCATGCACTCGAGAAGAGATACAGCACTAACATCCACACCATCTAGGTATGTACGTTTTGCAAACTCGAACCCCTTTCCTTTCGGAGATATCAAGGACTTATGAAGCGATATTGCAACCCCTAAGGACTGCATTATCCCGACATACTCCCTTGCTACATCGGTTCCGAGAATTACGACGTCATCTCCAAGGACGGCGTAATCCTCGTACCATGTGAATGCTCCTAAACCTCGTTTACGAAGTACGCGATACCATGACCATTGTACTACACAATGGTGAATTAATGCTAACAGTGCCCAAGAGGACAGAGCGCCCATTGGCTGACCGGTTGTATACATTACCCGAGTCGGTTTGATCCCAAGATCAGACCGCTTAGGTATCATATACTCCCGAGCAACCAACAGGCAGCCCCATACCTCAGCTCCCCATGCACCAAGTATTGGTGACAGGAGAACTTTCTGGAACACTAATGGTAACCGATCCGTCGCGGACGACAAATCGAAAGAATAGAGAGCCCAAGCCCTAGCGTTCTTAACATCACCCGGCTGACGTTTTGTCACCCGAGGGATGAAGGAACCAGGAGCCTTGTAATCCTCCCGAAGCTTAGACTGTCTCTCCACCAAATGATCAAGCGGTTTTACCTGATCAAAGGTACCATCCTGTGGGATTTCTCCCAGCGTTTGGAAGACTGCCTTATGCAATGGGTCTAACACCCACTGCGTAAAGCAATCAACCATAGCAAAAACTCTAACTTTCCCCGCCGCTTCCGTTTTAAATCCTAGTTTCCCTAGAACAAAGTTGACTCCAACGGAGAACTTACGCCCGACCTCTGGAAGACATTCCATAAGATCCTGGCCTCCCGAGATGACTTCACCTCGTTTGGTCAGAGTAAGACGCTTGTCCCTCGGATCAGCAGGCCCTGCGGCCCATTGATCTATTCTGTTAAGAACCCAAATATTACCGGTCATCTTACACCAAGCCTCTAAGAGAGGATAAAGTGCCTGTGCATAAGATGACTTCCATACTCGAGCTGATAATAAAATCGCTAGAGGAGATGTGCTTAACACCCTCACACCACCTTGTCCAAGAGCTACTGGGGTTGACTTGCTAATCATGAAAGGCTTCGCTCGAAGTCCTTTCAGGAATGACAGAGGCCCCTCCCAGAGAGCATCAGTAATAGAACCATCGACCGACCACTTATTCTTGATCCACGTATAAAATACAGACGTGAATGAAGAAAACTCTGATAGCAAACGATTGTCTGCAGTAGAGGGGTCAGTTATCGTTCGAAGGTTAACCTTCCCCGGTATATCGATCACTCGATAGACCGAGAACAAGGAAAGCCAGAGACGTATAATCCCTTTATTTCCCTTTCTGATACACTCTCGATGGTGAACCGGAATCAGAGATGGTAAACCTCCACCTCTTGTACGGCGAACCCGGGCCCCTAGGGTGCCCGTGTCGGAAAGTTTCTGGCCACAGATAGATTGCTGAAGCAGAACATGACAAGCCTTTAGGTATTTCACCACAAAGGTCATGCCTGACTGCTTCCTCATTCTATTCAATGCGCTCGCGAATCGTAACAAGGTTTTCACCACATAAATACTTGACTTAATACCCAATACCGAAGGAAAATAAAATAATACCTTAAGTAAAGGGCGACCAAAGTTTCCTTTGATCATACCATTAATCGACCCTACCATCTGTCGCAACCTAGTTTGTAGGCGGTCAACCTTGAATAAGTTGTTCGCTTTATTAAATATAGAGTGTGTCATGGTAGTAGGATAAAATCGGATTCTCACCGATATCGATTAACCCCGGTTTCCGGCAACATCACTATGAGAGGTTGCCTGGGCCGCAGGTAGTCTAGGAAGACGTAAGTCGTACTTACATAGGTTTAACTAACCTTATTATAAGTACCAAGATGACCCCCTCGAGAAGAAATTCTCCGAGAAACGGGAACAAGTCTTTGTAAATAACTCATTCTCG